CCGCGTGACTGGATTTTTACCTCCTATCACGAGCATGCCTTGCGCCTGAAAGTGCGGGAAATCTTGCATACCGACCTGGGCTACACCTTGCAGGATGTATCCGGCAAATTGCATATGTCGGCGCGCACGCTGATACGCAGGCTGCAAGAAGAAGGCCTGTCGTTTCAGGGGATCAAGGATGAGCTGCGCCGAGATTTGGCGATTTTCAAATTGCTGCGCAAAGATATGTCGCTGGCTGAAATTGCTTACGCATTGAAGTTCAGTTCGCCAGCGACATTTCACCGGGCTTTCCGCCATTGGACGGGCATGACGCCCGGTGTGTATCGCGCCGCCCAGCAGGAACTGGCCTGAAGGGCGGTTCAGCCAAGCAGGCTGCGTGTGTGGTCCGGGCTTACTTGCGTTCGCCGCCCAGGACTTCGACCAGATCGCTGATCATCTTGGCCAGCTCGGAGGTCATCAAGGTCATGTCAGCGTCAAAGATTTCGTCATCGTTGACGGCCGTCACATCTTGTTTTTCAGTCAGGATGTCCAGCGGGGCCACGCGTTTGACGTCCAGCGCATCGGTCAGCACAAAGCTGATGCGATCCGCCCAGGTCATGGCCAAACGAGTGCATTGCTTGCCGGCTTCAACGTGCTTGCGCACTTCGTCAATGTCGGCGCTTTGCTTTACGTAGCGCACGGCAGCACCGCTGTCGCCGGTGGAGCGCAGCTCGGTATCCTGGTCGACCGTGAAGTTGGCCAGTTGCTCTTCGTCGACCAGCCAGGAGGTCATGGCCGCACCAGGCGATTGCTCGGTGTACAGAGGCTGCACGGGGAAGGGTTCCACGCTCTTGGCCAACAGGCCCAGCACTTCGTCACTCTTGGCGACTGCTGCGGCATCAATGACAAACCAATGGTTTCGTGTGTCGATCCACGCCAAAGTGTCGCGCTGAACAGCATGAGAGCGGGGCATCAGGTCGATGATGATCTGCTCTTTAATTTCCTTCATCTGCTTGCGACCCGGCTTATAGCCTTGCTGCTCTTCGATTTCGCGGGCCTTCTCGCGTGCTGCTTGGTTGACCACGGAGCTCGGTAGTAGTTTCTTTTCAGCCCGCATGCAGATCAGATACTGACCGTTCACTTCATGCACCAGATCCCCACCTTCACGCGGCGGCACCCAGCCAAGGCTGAGAGGTTCTTGGCTGCCGCCAGGGGCGAATTGATGCTTGGCTAGCAGGTCGGCCAGTTGTTGAGAGGATAGGGTAAATGCTGTATCCAAACGATAGATACGCAGGTTTTTTAACCACATGGGTGTATTCCTTTCAGGATGGGCTATGCTTTTCGCGTTCAATAAAGACGGGAGAAAGGTGTGAGTACGGGAGAAACTACAAGATCAGTTATTGGTAGCCTACTAGCAGGCAGTATTGGGGGTGTAGTTGGAGTCGCGGTTGCGTCATGGCTCGCAGATAACAACAAAATACTGGGCGCCTCTTGGTGGGACGGTATGACCGCGTTCGGGACTGTAGGCGCAGTGGGGTTTGCTATGTGGCTTGCGGTGCGAGAAATGCGAATTGGAATAAAAAAAAGGAAAGAAACAGCAAAGATATCCGCAATTCTTTTATGGCCTGTCTTAAGAAAATATCTTTCAGCTATTTCGATACTTCAGAAAGAGCATTATCTGGATTCCGAAACATGTGTTCCGCCTGATTTAGCTAAGGCTAAGAGGTCCTTGAGTTACCTCGAGTCTGGCTATGAAGAGGCCTTGGCGTTAGTCCAGGATTTGAACGAGGATCAACGAGCGCTAGGTCTTTATTTATTGGCTCATACGACCCACGCATTTAGACACTTGACGGAATTGCTTGAAGAGCTGAAATACGTCTCATCAAAAAGGTACGATGAGAAATTGTATGCAGCTCGAGAGTCACTCAAAGATGCTAGAGCAGGCATTGTTCCGTTGATTCGTCATTGCAAGGAGGTGATGGATGCTCGTGTAAAGCAGTGAGCTCATGTGTTTCTCAGAACGGAATATCGTCGTCCATATTGGCTAGGTTGTCCGTCATGGGTGGACGTTGTTGCGGCTGCCCGCGCCCAGTTGCGTCGGCGTAGTTGTTGCGCTGCTGGCCCTGTGGTTGTTGCGTGCCATTTTCGTTTCGCTTGCCAAGTAGGGTTAGGTCGCTGACTCGCACCTCTAGGGCCTGCCGCTTCACCCCATTGTTGTCGTCCCACTCACGCAGCGTGACTTCACCGCATATGCCTACTGACTGGCCCTTGTTCAGATAAGGTAGGAGGGAATCGCCCCGCTTTCCCCATAGTTGGCAACGGGGCCAAGTGGTGTATTGGCGATCGCCATAGCCAGAAGCAACAGCGACGGAGAACGTCACGACTGAATCACCATTTTGAGTGAACCGCTGCTCGGCATCCTTCCCCAGGTGTCCAGTGAAATTCCAGTTATTCATTTATGCGGCCTCCAGTAGGGCGTCCCGCAGTTCGTGCTGATACTTGGTGACCGTCCGCTCGAACTCCATCAGGTCAGACTCCAGTGCATCGATCTGGTTGTCGTCGCGCTGGATGCGGATGATCTTCATGCGGCCCAGGTCATGAACCCACAAGACCAGATCCACCCACTTTCGGCCGAGCAACCACATTGCGCCATTGCATTGGTCTACGTAGGCGGCAATGTCACCGTTCACAAAGGCGGTGAAAAGGGTGTCGCTGCTGACCATTGTCTTGATTTCAATGATCCCGTCCTGACCAACCAAACCGTCCACGCTAACCCCAAACAGGCGGTCCGGCGTCGTGATGAAACCGGCCTCGTCAACAAGATGGCCTGTTTTACGCTCATAAACAGCGCGGGCGTAGGGCTCTTGCTCGGTGCCCAGGCGCATGGCACCGTTCACAAAGACTTGCATGGGCTCACCGCCTTCGCGCTCTCGGGCCACATCCATGGCGTAGTCCAAGCACTTCTTAGAAGGGGCTCCGCTTTTCAGGCGATCGCGGCAGTCCTTGAAGCGGCTGCCCGTGATGACTCCCTTACGAGCCTGGAGCCAGTCCGGGGTGCCCTGTTCGGCGGTGTGAATGATTAAGCCTTCCATTATTGAGCCTCCGTGAGTATTTTTTTCTTGTCCGATACGGCCTTTTTGAAGGCGTTGTAATCGGCCAGGTTGTTGGTTGCGTAAATGACGTTGCCGCCTTCCTGCCAGATGGTTTCCAACCGTTCCAGCGTTTCGGCTTTGGCTACCTCGCTGATCCACTCGTCGCGCAGGTCGGCGCTAATCTTCGAGTTCGCGCTGCTTTGTCCGTCATCGTCATCACCTTTTTCAGAAACGCCGGTAATGGCCTTGAGGGTGTGGCGCTGCAGGTAAGTGACGGTGGAGGCGATGGCCTGGATGTTGTTCTTGCTTCCGCTTTGGTCCGCATTGGCCTCAAGGGACACAGAATCGGTATGACCCTGGCGGTGTTTGAGAATGCAGGTTACGCGGATCAAGTCTTTCTCTTGGTGAGTTTTCCAGCTCCAGGCGAAGCCATGCTTTGAAAGGGCAGGGCCCACCGCTTCGACCACATCGGAAAGCTCTGCGTGCTTGTAGTGGGTGCGTCCGTTCTTCCCGGTGAAATCGACGGCTTTGCGCTTTATGATTTCGACAGCCTCGGACTTGAATGCGGCCAAGGCATCGTTGAACGCTTTCTCGGCCTCGCGCTCTTCCCAGCGTTGTTGCAGGTTCATCATCTGCTCCACCTGGTCGAGCGTGGCGCCTTGTTTCATGGCTGCCATCATCATGCCCATGGGGGAGTTGGCGGGTACCTGATCTGCAGGCGCGGTCAGTTCGCGTTGTGGTGCCTCAATAATTTCTGTGCTCATAGTGTCCTCAATATTGGATTCGGATAGCCGGAATCAGGCCCTTGGCGATCAGAATGACGGCTTGCTTGGCGCACTCGTCCGGCATGCCGTTTTCGATGAATGCAGCCAGGGCGGCATTGTTGATGCTGGCCTTGTGCGCGATATCAGCCTCGCGTTTCCGCTGCGCTGCCTCTGCTGCTGCCTTTTCGTCTGCTTGGCGCTTGATTTCTGCCTGGCGGGCGGCTTCGGCGGCATCCTTGGCGCGTTGCTCGGCGGCCAGCTTTTCAGCTTCGGCTCGGGCCTCGGCTTGTTTCTGGCGTTCGATGGCTTCGGCTCGTTCCTGCTCGGCACGGTCGGCGGCTGCTTTTGCGTCTGCCTCGCGTTTGGTGGCAGCATCGTGTTCAGCCTGAGCCTTGGCTTCCGCATCGGCTCGGGCCTTTTCAGCAGCTTGGCGGGCGATCTCGGCTTCGCGGTCTTTCTGATCCTGCTCGGCCTGCTTGCGGCGCAGCTCAGCCAGCTCTGCCTGCTCAGCTTCGTACTTCTGGCGTTCAGTCAGGGCTGTGTTCAGAATTTCCAGCGCTTTGGCTTTGACCCGGTGAGCTTCTGCTTCAAACTCTTCCCAGGACTCGCCCATCACCGCAGATTCAACTATTGCGATGCGCTGGCGGAGGGTTTCAACATCAAGCCCACCCACTTCCCGAGCTTGCTCTGCCATGCCGTCCAGTGCGGCACGATGTAGCGCTATCCGGCTGGCCTCTGCTTCTTCCCAGTCCGTCAGAGGCTTGCGCACCTCGTCCGCCAGTGCGTCCAGTTCGTCACGCATGCGCTTGCGCTCAGCGTCGATCAGCTTGGGGATTTCCTTGAGCCGGTCTACCTGCTCTTTGCCCAGACCATCCAGAGCGGTTTTGATCTTGCGCACCTTGAATGCGCGGCTGGCAATTTCCTTTCGGCCCTTGTCGGTCTTCAGGTTCGGCGCATGCCCGGTGACTTCTTGTCGGATGCGCTCGATATACGGGTCCAGACCGTTTGGTGTCTGGTAGATTTGCAGCGCCGTTTCTGCTGGCGGCAGTTCCGTCAGCCCTAAGACTTCGGTCATGTCATGCTCCAACTAAGTAAGTCAGCAGGGCAGGGCCGAATGCAAATAGGCCGCCTAACGTGATGACTACAGGAATTGCGATTGCGAAGGTAGGGAACCAGCCCCAGGGCGGAGTGCTGCTATTTGGTGTGTAGCATCCCCGTCCGTCGAATTGATTGCGGCGCCGGGTGCGGGGGAAGCCGGGGTTCTGGTCATTCACGGTTGTCTCCAGATACTGATAACGCCCTCAATCCCGAGCGCAATAAAGAATGCGGCGCAGCAAAAGAACACCGCGAAGATGAAAAACTCGATCAGCACGGCAGCGCCTCCAGGTCCTGGCGGGTCATGCTGTCGTGTGTATGGCGCGCCCAGCGTTCGATGATGCTGTCGCGCAATTCCCGCAGGGAAGGGCGCATGCTGTCATCGTCCAGGGCGGCCAGCAGTTGGGACGAATAGTCGTTGGCTGACACAATCAGCTCGTTCTCCATACAGTCGATTAGATCGGCGCGGCTCTCTGTCTGGGTGACGGCGGGGTAGGTGTAGGCCATCGTGACAAACTCGGTTTTGCCGTACAGGCAGTCTTTAATCTGCTGTGCAATAACTTCGCGGCGGCGCTCCGCCAGCTCGTGCGCTTCTATCTCACGCATAGCAAAAGCGTTCATGTTTAGCTCCGGGGGATTGCGCCGAAACCCGGCGCTTGAGAATAGGAAGAGGGTTAGCCTGCGTCTGCCGCCGTCACTGCATCTGCGCAAATGCAGGTATTGGCGGGTTCCGGGGTTCTATGCCCTCTAGTCGCAGCACTCCCGCCGCCCATGGCGTGGGCGGTTTTGATATCGAAAGGTTGGAGGAGTGGGAGTGCTGCGGCTGGAGGGTGCCCGCTCTCACCATGCGGGCCATGGGCCTGTGCGCTCTCAGGCTGGCGTTGCTGACTATTGGATAACGCGAATATTCATTCAGCACCCCGTCGCACGGGGTAATGGTGGCCGGGTGCATCCTTCTTCCGGCGTTGCGGCGTGGCACTGATTCCGCGCTTGTGCAGGTTCCCTTGTCGTGACCTTTCGGCCCTGCTGCTCATACCACCTATCATGGCGCAATGCCGTTTCGATCTTGCTGCGCTTTGCCTGCGCGTACTGTTCACCATCATCAAGGCGGGCCGGGCGCTACTCCGGCTGGACAGTTACGGGTACTCTCGACTACCCCGCTTAACGGCTGCTCCCCCGCTCGACCTGTTGGTTTTCTGAGGCTGGTCAAACACCTCTTTGCGTGTCTGCTTTCCACGCCGCCGCCTTGATGATGCCCCTGTCTCCAAGGGCTGCCTGGACCTCGCTACTGCTCATATGCGAGTCATGCAGGAGTTGATGGGATAAGGGCACGGATGCGCTGCTCAAGAATGTCAGCGGCATCCAAAGCGCCGTCGTAGTAGGGATTGCTGCGCGGTCCAGTTATTTCGTTGAAGTACGTGTCGCATACCTTTGCCGCTTCTTCCAGCGCTTCGCGTGCCTTGGCGGCTGCGTAGGCCTCCGCCTCGCTCGCGAGCACCAGCGGCGATGATGTGTATGCGACAGATCCATCACTCAGTCGTTTTGTTTCGACTTCCTCGGTGGTTGCATGCTTGGAGTTGGCAGCAGGAGAGTAGAGCAGCCAAGCAACCGGCTCCGGTATCGTTACCTTGCTCATGCAGTCCCCTTAATTTCGAGCTCAACAATCCTAAGCTTGCTGTCCAGGTTCTTGCGGCACCAGTTGAGGGCACTGTTAGCCGCCTGCAGGCTTTGGTATACGGTCATGCCGTAGACAAGACCGCGCTCATCCAGCAGCGCCCAGTGCTTCCTTTCGTTGCTCATGCTTTCTCCTGCTTGTCATGCTTGCCCGGAAAGTCGCTGGGCCAGCGCATGGGTTTGTCCTGCTGTTGCATGTTTATCTTCCTTTCTGTTGCTTTGGCAGCGGTCCTGGGCTAACAATCTGCACATCTGAAACATGCTTCATGAGACGCAGCTTTTCTGCCGCTCGCTCTGCATCAGTTTTGTCTGCTGCGTAATACCGGCCCGAAAACTCAGGATTGCGATATCTGATGTAGTCCACACACCAAGAATTGGCGATCTTCATTTCACAACTACGCCACGCTTAGCCAGCCAACGCACTGCGGCTACGCGACTCTTAAATGTCTTCGATTGCGTAAATGTCATTGCAATAAAACCGCCTTCGATCACCGCCAGGCCGCGCCCGATTTGCTCGTTGTTGTCTTGATTAAGGGTTTGCATGTCTATCTCCTATTTATCCGGCGCTCACTAGCGCTCGTCCTCGGTGCTGACTTTTCCTACCAAATGACTCCCCACTTCCGTGATTCCTACACCGCTAATACCGATGTACTCCGATCCAGTTTTATGGTCAGTAATCACATATATTCCGCGTGTTGAGCTATATGCCAATGAGTCTCGAAATCGGCCAATCAACTCAACCTGAATGCGGTCTTGAGGTTTGGTCTGAATCTCTTGGGCTCCATGTGCAGCCATGCTCTGTATCGGCGGCCCCTCATCACACCCGGCCAGAACTGCCGGCATGGCAATAACAAACAACAGTCGTTTCATCTGACGCTCCTATTTATCCGTCAGCACCCTGAGTCAAGATGCTGGTGGATAAACGCTGCGCTCCTGGCTACTCCCAGCCAAGCTGGCTCCAGGTAGCGCAACGTTCTAAATCCCCACGTCACGGGTTGTCCGTCTCACTCTTTATCAGGGGGTGTGGGGATGCGCCCTGGGCCTAGCCGTGCGTGTTCGCACCATTGGCCTGTTTATCGCTTTGCTGATTTTTAAAGAGCCTCCGCCTTAGCGGGCGCAGCCTTTGCTGCTGGCGCTCTCTGAACCGTTACTTACCGTGGCTTTGCCTAAAGGTGTTCTGCGGTTTGTGAAGCGTTGGATGAATATTAGCGTAACGCTAACTTAAAAGTCAATAGCGAAACGCTAATTTATTTAGCGAGGGCGAAAAAAAACCGCCGATTGGCGGTGAGTGACGATACTAAATAAGGGCTATCTACCCCCTAGAATTTTCCAACGCTCCTGCGTACTCAGGCGAAGTTGGGCCTTTTCCAATATTCGATTGCGTTCATTTTCTAATGTTGGCCCACTCCCGAATGCGGCAGTGATGGCTTGCCCAAACAACCAAAAACAAGCTATGAAAAGAAATGCGCCGCCCCCAAGCCCGACTAGGCTTTGCGCCTGGAATGGGACATCAAGCTTTTCGTATCCAACCGATCCGGCCCAATAGCCAGCAGCCCCCAAGGCTGCTCCCACGGCAATTCGCGCCGTTCGCACCAGGAAACGGATGGTCATTCTTTCCAACCGACCGAGAAACGAAGATTCCTCTCTGATTATGGAGTTGATTTCATCCTCCAACATCTCTCTTCTTAAGTCGTATTGTCGCTGCTCCCTTTCCTCGTGCTCCCAAAAATCATTCTCAAAAGAACAAGAGTCTTGCTTGAAAGAGGCTTCTGTTGGGTGTTGCATAAGATGGTCCTTTTGCTCCTTAGAAGTCTTCACTACGCCAGACTTTAAGGACTCGACCAAAGACCTCGAAATCCATGGACTGATCGATAACCCAGTCCCTATAGGCCGAGTTCTCAGAGATGGCGAGTAATCCTTTGCCTGGCACCCTTTGCAGGCGCTTAATAAAACCTTCTGATCCCACTCGGAAAAAGTAGACCGCATCAAACTCCACTGTCTTGATGCTGGAATCCAATATAAGTGGATCGCCAGAGTTGAACATCGGGCGCATCGAATCCCCGAATCCGGTCACAATGCAAAGGCTATCTATGCGTGAGTATCCCTTCACATTTTTTTCTAGCCATTCTCGGCTAACACGCCAGCTTTCTATTACTCCGGGCTGATCACGTAGCTCTATCCCTGTCGCACCCATTCGCCCTCCCGTCTGGTATTGGCTGATGGTAACGGACGAAGAGGCGGCTTCAGTTAGGGGGCTAACACCCATTGCATCTTCGTCCGCCTCATGATCAATATCAAGCCATCCGAAGGGCTTACCGGAATTTTCCTCTATACGGCGCGCAGTCTCTTTGCGCATGCCTCTTCTTTTCCCTGTTCTTGAATCTTTTGCACCATCTCTTAGGTTCATGAATTGAGCGGGTGACATGCCAAGCAGGCGTGCGGCAGCAGAAGGGCTCCCAGACTCTTCTTCAAGGAGCCGGAGGTTAACGCGTCGGATCTCATCAATGTCTTTCATGTACTTAATTTGATAGCAAAACGCTAAGACTTTATATGTGCGAAACGCGATTGACTTACTATTAGCGAAACGCTAATATAAAGCCATGAATCTATATCAATACACCCAACTCGAACGCGGATCGCAGTCTCGTATTGCTCGTGCAATAGGGGTGCCCCCGGTATCGGTCTATCACTGGGCGAATGGTATGCGTCCAGTTCCGGTGGAGCGATGCGCCGCAATTGAACGCGCCACCAATGGCGCCGTAACCCGCCGCGACCTTCGCCCAGACGACTGGCACCGAATCTGGCCCGAGCTGGCTGAGAAGGAGGGGGCTGATGTCTGAAATTAATTCAGATTTCCACCGCCTCCAGTACGCACAGACGATTTTGGATCTGGCGCCAAGCCGGATAAGAGGCGAGTTCGCGTTGTTTCGTATGCATCTCGTTCTCCCAGACCTGAATTTGGGTCAGAAGCAATCAGTTGAGAGCCGTGATCCAGAGCAGAGCAAACAGCTTCGACAGCAGTTGGATTGTCTCGAAGCATCGATAGAGCGGCTGTTAGGGCTGCTTCCTGTGCTTCGCATCGACCGTGAAGCGCTCCTAAAGCTTGATGAAACGAAGTGATGATTTTCGCAAGTTCGTTCTTCAAATCTTCGTCATTGCCCATGAAAGGCTCCTTTTTCGGTGGTTCGTTGTGTGAGAACTCCAATCATACGAGAAAGGATCCGGGCACCACTCAGTGCGTGACGCATGGCGACTCTGAGGCTTCAAACGCTCGGTTGTCCTGCTCATCACACAGACGCGCAAACAGTTGCATGACGGTTTGCTGCGTAGGTTCTTCAAAGGTACGCCGGGCTATGTCTTCTGCCTGGGTCAAGATTTTCTCGGTTTCGGTCATCACAACTCCTTGTTCAGTTTCACCAGTTTGATCGAAGCCACTTTCAATAGCATTCAACTCTTTTTGCATAGGACTGACTCCCAATGAATGCCACCACAGCAGCACGGGTGGACAACCGCCCACAACGTCCGAGCATGGACCGCGCCTTCCGCCAGGCGCTGACGGACCCGTCCGTCAAAGCAGTAGTTAAAGAGCGTTTGGGCTGGGATGAAAGTCAGGTGAGCCGATTTTTGTCTGGTCAGATGGGCCTGACCATCGAGCGCATAGACCAGGCCATTGCGATCTTAGGGATGGTGATCACTACTCCTGCGTACATGGACTTCTTGGCCTTTGGCGCTCAGATTGGCGCTCACTGTGAGTGCGCCCGGCAGGGCTTGGGTGAGTGCGGGAGGTAGATATGAGCAAACAGGTTTTCCATCTTGCGAATCCGCTTGTGCGCCGTAACGCGGTCAGGGCAATTTCGGAAGCCCCTGAGAACTATCGTGTGGAGATTCGTCCCCGTACGCGGTCGCTGGATCAGAACGCCATGATGTGGTCCATCCTGGCCGACCTATCAAAGCAGGTTGATTGGATGGTCAATGGGGTGGCCACCAAGCTGGAAGCCGAAGAATGGAAGGATGTTCTATCGGCCAGCCTGAACCAAGAGACACGCATGTCTCAGGGTATCCGAGGCGGGATTGTGATGCTGGGCCAGCGCACCAGCAAGATGACGGTACGCCAAATGTCCGAGTTGATCGAGCTGGCATTGTCATTCGGGACAGAGAGGGGCGTTCGCTGGTCGCCTACGTCTCTGGGGAGTGGGTCATGACGACTGTGCATTTTTTCCTTTTGGCTGGCTTGGTGGTTGTATCCCCTCACATAAGAGAGCAGCACGCTGTGATTCTGGGGGTTGTGGCGCTAATTGCCGCATTAATTGCTTGGTGGCTGGAATGAGAGCCTGGAACAGCACATTCAAAGCCCCGGCAAAGCCGATGACACGCAGCGCCTGGAAGCCAGCTAAACCCAAGGCGATTAAGTCACGCGGCATGAAGGGCGTAACCGCCACAGCAGACCAAAAGCAATTCCACGGCCTGATGGCATCGCTCGGCTGCATCGCCTGCCATCTGGATAAGCGTTATCAGCCAGTCGTGAGCATTCATCACATTGATGGACGCACCAAGCCGGATGCGCATTGGCTCGTTCTGCCGCTTTGTGCCGGCCACCACCAGGATGAAACTGGCGCACCTGGACTGGTTGCAGTCCACCCATGGAAAAACAAGTTTGAGTCGATTTACAGCCCACAGCGCAATTTGCTGCGCCTGTGCATACAAACACTGCTGGACCGTGGCGCCGTTGTTCCTGATGGCGCGCTGAGGGCGGCAAATATGATTTTGGAGGTGGCATGAGCACTTCAATGCCTTGGTTCCGTATGTACACGGACTTTCTGAACGATCCCAAGATGATCGCCCTGGCCTTTGAGGATCAGCGTCACTTTATCGGGGTGCTGGCTTTGAAAAGCGATGGCGCTCTGGATCAAGATTGCCCGTCAGAGCTGCTGGATCGCATTGTGGCCCAGCGCTTGTGGATCGACCACGCCATCATCCGTGATGTGAAAAAGCGCTTGATGGCTGCTGGTCTGATTGATGACGCATGGCAGCCTGTTGCCTGGGATAAGCGTCAGTCTCGCTCAGATAGCAGCGCTGAACGCACCCGTAAGTATCGGGAAAGACAGAAGAATCAGGATAGTGACGGTGATGTGACGTCACAGAAACGTCACAGTGACGCCCTAGATATAGATAAAGAAGAAGATAAAGAAACAGATAAAGAAGAAAAAACAAAACCGCGTGCACGCGCTGCCGCGCCTGCTATCGATTTTTCGAGCTGGCCTGCTGAACCGAGTCCCGAAGTGGTGGCCGACTATCTGCGGCACCGAAAAGAAATCAAAGCCCCGCTGACGCAGACCGCTGCAAACCGGCTGGGGACAGAAGCGCAGCGAGCGATGGCTATGGGCTACAGCGTGGATGATTTTCTGGCCGAGTGCATGTTGCGTGGCTGGCGTGGTGGCAAGGCCGAATGGCTGGAGCAGCGAGCAATCCCCAAGCCGCCAGGCCGTACGCCGACACAAGCAGAACGTAATGCCGACTGGACAGCACGGTTGTGGGAAAGGACCGCACCGGTTGAAAAAGACATGGGAGTGATCGATGCAACTGCAAACTAATTGCCAACCAATGCCAATGCCGCAGGCCTGGGTTGACCGACTGTTCATGCGTTTGTCCGTGATGTACGGCCAGCAATTCGCTGCCCAGTGGGCCAGCGTGGACGAGCAGGCTATGAAGGCTGCCTGGGCTCAAGACCTTGCTGGCTTCACTGGCGACGAGATCGCAGCAGGTGTTGATGCCTGCAAGAGCCGTCGTTACGTTCCTAACCTGCCAGAGTTCATGATGCTGTGCCGTCCCGCTTTGGACCCTGCAACGGCTCATGCAGAGGCTGTGCTCGGTATGCAAGAGCGCAAGCGTGGCGAGCAGGGCGAATGGTCACATCCAGCCGTGTACTGGGCGGCAGTCAAGGTCGGCGCGCATGATTTGCTGAACCAAAGCCTGTCCGTGATTCGAGCTCGCTGGGAGAAGGAATTGCGTGTGAGCTTCGCTAAGGGTGCCTGGGAGCCTGTGCCAGCTCCGAGTTTGGCACTGCCTGCGCCAGGCGCTGATGTGACTTGCAACGCAGAAGCGCAGAAAAAAATCGAGGCCATCGCTGCGCAATCGCAAAAGCCCCGTAAGGATTCCAAAGGCTGGGCCCGGAAGATTCTGGAAAACCAGAAGGGCCGATCCCCGACTGTTCTTGCCATGGCCCGCGCTGCTTTGTCGGAGGCCGCATGATCGAAATCCGTTTGCCTTGGCCGAACAAAGGCCTAAGCCCGAATGCACGTCTGCACCACATGGCGCTGGCAAAGCTGAAAGCCGCGTACCGCCAGCAATGTCGTCTGTTGGCCAGCCAGCATAAACAGCCGGTGCCGGATAGCCCGGCCCTGGTGTTGGAGTTCATGCCGCCAGACAAGCGCAGACGGGACCGGGACAATCTGCTGGCGTCGATGAAGTCGGGGATTGATGGCGTGTGTGATGCCCTGGGGGTGGATGACAGTGCGTTCGATCCGTTGGTGGTGAGCATGAAAGAGCCTGTGCGCGGTGGTGCAGTGATTCTGCGGATTCAGGAGGTATAGCCATGTCATACCCAAGCTGGATGTACCAGGACCCGTCCAAGCATGTTGATTTCGTGCGCCGGAAGCGGAAAGAGCACCAGGAGCGGCAGCCCGAGGCAAAACGAGAACGAGCGCGGGAAGGATTGAGAGAGCTTTTCGGGGAGAAGAGGGATGCGACGCTACGACGCTGATTCAATCCTGTGGAACTGGGCGCGGTGGTGTGGTCAGGGGCCTACTGTGGGGAACATGGCCCCGCACTACGCCGACGACGATAACGCCGAACGTGTGGACATACGCCAGGCAGAGCAGGTGGACCAACTGCACAAGACCCTGCCACACCCCGAGCAGATGATCGTGATTGCCGAGTACCCGCAGCGCAATGGCCGGTTTGAAGGGATGCACGCACAGCAACGCAGAGAAGCAGCCCAGCGGTGGATCAAGAGCGTTACAGGTGTCTGGGTCAGGGAAGCGGAATACAGGCTGTACCTGGGCCTGTTTAAAGATTTGGTGTGGAGGGAGTTGGGATGAAGTACGCGAACGAGGTCATTTCTCTTATGGGGGCTCATCCCGGTCGCCAGTTTCGTATGGCTCAGATTGTCAGGCACGTCACAAAAGCCCAGGCGGTGCCGCCAGCTACCCGACAAGCTATCAGGGTAGGAGTGCGTCGGGTCCTTGAAAGCCTGATAGAAAATGGCCAGGTTGTTCAGATCAAGGAATCGGAAACATCGTCTCTGTATTTCTGGCACGTAAAACTGATACATGGAGTTGGTGCAAACTGCTACGCCAACTGATACATTGGAGGTGGCCTTTTTGCGCCCGTAGGATTTGAAACTAGCCCGCCATCGAAAGATCGGCGGGTTTTTTATTGGAGTATTGAGCATGGCGCTGACAGCAAAGCAGCGCCGCTTCGTGGAAGAGTACCTCGTTGACCTCAACGCCACGCAAGCGGCGATAAGGGCCGGGTACAGCAGCAAGACGGCTGCATCCATCGGAGAAGAGAACCTGAGAAAACCTGATATCGCCAAAGCGGTTCAGGAGGCCCAGGAAGCACGCTCGAAACGCACCAAGATCACTCAGGATATGGTGCTCGCCGAACTTGCCAAGATCGGATTCAGTGACATACGCAAAGTAATGCGCTGGGGTGAGACCATTGTCCGCATCGATACTGATGATGACGGGCAAGAGGTAGAACGGCCATATCACGGCATTGCTCTGATTGATTCTTCAGAGATCGATGACAGCACCGCAGCCGCTATTGCAGAAGTATCAGAAGGTCGAGAGGGCCTGAAGATCAAGATGCATGACAAAAAGGGTGCGCTGGTAGACATCGGCCGCCATCTTGGGATGTTCAAGGACAAGGTTGAACTGTCAGGCAAAGACGGCGGGCCTATTCGATTCTCAGCAACGGATTTCTCAGATGACCAGCTCGCAGCTATCGCCGCAGGAGGCCGCCGCTGAGCTGTTGCGACGCCGTAGAGGTCGAGAAGGCCTTATCGCGTTCACTGAGTACACTTTCCCAGGCTACCGCCCTGCGCCTCACCATCATCTGATTGCAGAGGCGCTTGAGCGGGTTGAGCGGGGGGAGTGCAAGCGGTTGATGATTTGCATGCCGCCACGGCACGGCAAGTCAGAACTTGCGTCTCGTCGCTTCCCCTCATATTTCATAGGCCGGAACCCAGCCAAGCAAATCATTGCTGCCAGCTACAACAGTGATCTGGCTGGCGACTTTGGCCGCGAAGTGCGAAATATCGTTGCTGAGCCAGAGTTTAGTGCTTTGTTCCAGGTGCAATTGGCGTCTGACTCGAAAGCGGCGAATCGCTGGCACACAAGCGGCGGCGGTATGTATGTCGCTGCTGGTGTTGGAACAGCCATTACTGGGCGCGGTGCTCATATCCTGCTGATTGATGACCCGTTCAAGGACAGGGAAGAGGCAGATAGCGAGAGACGCAGGCAGCGCGTTTGGGACTGGTACACCAGTACAGCCTATACCCGGCTCATGCCTGGCGGTGCCATTGTCCTGATTAACACTCGCTGGCATGAGGACGACCTGTCCGGACGGTTGCTGGCTCAGCAGGAGCATGGTGGCGACCAGTGGGAGGTGTTAAGCCTCCCAGCCATTGACGAGCGTGGGCATGCGCTGTGGGAAGCGGACTATCCGCTTACTCGCCTGCTGGAGATCAAGGCGGTTCTGCCAGAGCGTGATTGGAATGCCCTGTATCAGCAGAACCCGACTCCAGATGACGGGACGTACTTCCGGCGCGACTGGTTTAAGACCTGGGATCGGCTGCCAGCGGCGCTGAATCTGTACGGCACCAGTGACTACGCAGTAACGGCAGATGGTGGAGACTGGACAGTGCACCGGGTCTGGGGCGTGGATGAGCGTGGCGATATATACCGGGTAGCAGGTTGGAGAGGCCAGACAGCCTCCGACGAGTGGATAGAGCGAAAGATTGATCTGATGCTCAAGTACCGGCCCCTGGCATGGTTTGGTGAAGCCGGTGTTATCCAGAAATCGATTGAGCCCATGCTCACCAGGCGTATGAGGGAGCGCAATTGCTACTCACGGCTGGAATGGCTGCCCAGCATCAACGATAAGCCAACCAGAGCACGCGGCATTCAGGCCCGTCTATCTATGGGCGGAGTCTGGTTCGAGCCAAATGCAGAAATAGACGAATTTTTAAAGTTCCCCGGCGGCGCACACGACGACGAAGTGGACGTTGCGGGGATGATTGGGCGCGCCCTTGACGAAGCGCACCCGGCCGTAGTGCCGATACGCAGCCCCAGTTCCCCACAGGACAGCTGGGACGATGCTTTTAACGACTCTGATAGCGACGAAGAATCATGGAAAGTGAAGTGACAGCCGACAACGAACACTCGCAGCTTGTGGCGTGGTTCGAGGAGGCCGAATCCGCCACTGATGCCGCACGCCGCTTCTCGGAGCGCGACCGCGAGTATTACGACAATCAGCAGTGGACGAAGGCCGAACTTGAAACGCTGCGTAAGCGTGGCCAGCCAGCCCTGACGATTAACTATATCCAGCGCAAGGTTGATTTCCTGCGCGGGCTTGAGCGTCGCATGCGCTCAGACCCCAAAGCCTTCCCGCGCACCCCACAAGAAGAGCAACTCGCTGATGCCGCCACGGATGCATTGCGCTTCGTTGCTGATCAGAACGATTTTGATGAGGTCCGCAGCCGGGTATACGAGAACCTGCTGATTGAGGGGTACGGTGGCGCTGATGTTGTCGTGGTTGAGCGGCCAGACGGGCAGATAGATGTAGCAATTACGTATGTGCCATGGGATCGGATCATTTATGACCCCCATAGCCGTGAGCCAGACTTCTCTGATGCTCGCTATGTGGGCATCGTTATCTGGATGGACAGAAGTGAGGCGCTGGCAAGGTGGCCTGACGCCCAAGATATTATTGAGGCCACTCTGCAGACCGCTTCAAGCTCTGATACTTATGATGACCGGCCGAAGAATGCGATGTGGTCAGACAATCGACGCACTCGCATCCGTGTGGTCCAGATGCAGTACGTGGACTCTGAGGGCGTCAACACAATCTGCACGTTTACGCGCGGCGGCATGCTGGATGAGCCGCAGGAATCGCCTTATCTGGATGAGTATGGGATGCCTGCCAGAACGCTCATTCTGCGCAGCTCTTACATAGACCGGGAGAATAACCGCTACGGCCATGTGCGCAGCATGATCAGCATGCAGGACGAGATCAATAAGCGACGCAGCAAGGCGCTTCATCTTGTGTCTGTGCGCCAGACATACGGGAATCGTCGTGCAATCGCTGATAAAGACCAAGCGCGCCGTGAGTTGGCCAAGCCGGACGGGCACATTGAGATCAATGAGGCTGCTGAGTTCGGCAAAGACTTTGGGATACTGCCTACTGGCGACATGGCCGACGCGCAAATGCAACTCTTGCAGCACGTCACTGGTGAAATGCAGGCTGCAGGGCCGAACGCAGCTATGGCAGGCAAAGACCCGCGTCAACAGTCTGGCCGTGCTATCCAAGCCCAGCAGCAGGGCGGCAGCATCGAAATGGAGCCATCCACCGATGACCTTCGGCAGTGGACACGCTCAGTGTTTGAAGCTGTTTGGATGCGGGTGCGCCAGTTCTGGACTGAAGAGCGCTGGATTCGCGTCACTGACGATGAGCGAAACCTGAAATGGGTGGGCCTCAATAAGAAGGTAACCCTGGGAGATAAGTTACAGGAAATGCCACCAGAGCAGGCCCAGCAACTGGCCGCTCAGATGGACTTACAGCCAGACGACCCGCGCTTACAGGAAGTTATTGAGATCGATAACGAGATCAGCGGCCTTCATGTGGATATCGTCATTGAGGAAGGGCCAGATGTTGCAACGATTCAATCTGAGCAGTTCCAGGTGCTTGCTGATTTGGCCCAGTCTGGGCTTCCCATCCCGCCAGAGGTGATTATTCAGGCAAGCAGCCTGCGGAACAAAGATCAGCTGCTTGAGAAAATCGAGAAGGCTCAGCAGGCCCAGGCAGAAGCGGCGCAGCAACAAGCGCAGTTCGCTCAGGCTAAGGCAGACGCGGATATTCGGAAAACGCAGGCTGATGCGTCGAAATCTGAGGCAGATGCCGCAAGAAGCGGTGCAGATGCACAGCGGACGACCGTAGAAACACAACTGACGGTAGCGCAGGTAGCGACGCCGCAAAATATATTGATGGGGGTTTGATATGGCTGATGATTCTATTGCTTTGCCGTTCCCCGGCGGACGCCTGAAGCTGGTTGATAACGGCGATGGCACCTACTCACTGGGTGTTGCGTCCTCCGGTGGTAGTGGAGGCGCTTCTGAGGTCACAGTCTCAAACTGGCCAACCTCTCAGGCCGTAACAGGCCCTGTAACGAACGCACAGCTCACTGCCGTCACTGGAACTGCGGCTCAAACCGCGGTAACGACCGACCCGGCGGCAGCTGGACAGACAGTGCTGTCAGTCTTGCGAGGGATTCTCGCAGAGATGAAGGCGCAGACTGTATTGCTGAACGACATCAAGGCCAATACTGCACCAACCCCATAAGAAGCCTGTTCGCACAAATCTTTAACGCCGCTATGCAGTTGATAGCGGTTTTTTTATGGTCGCCGCCGGGCCTTCTCGGGCGTGATTTGCCGCCGCCGGGCAGATATCGGGCGTTTGGAGAGCAATGTGAGCAACTTGGAAGATGTTTTAAGTGACAACGCCGATGACCTCTTGAATGAGCAAGCCGCTCAGGCTGAGCAGGATCAACAGAATGTGCCTGCTACTGAGGGTGAGTCCCAAGAAATCCAGTCGGAACAGTCAACGGGCGAGAAAGTGGCTGATGCGGAAGTTAAGCCTGATGAGCCGCAAAAAAAGGATGTGCCGCCGACATCTGAAACTGAACACCACGTTCCCCGCAAAGCTTTAGAGGATGAGCGCCGAAAGCGCCAGCAGTTGGAGCAGGAGTTACTGCAGGCCCGTCAAGCTCGACACGAACAAACACGCCAGCAACAAGAGCAGCAAGAGCAATTGCCGCCCGAAGTCATCATGCAGCAGCAACTCTTTAATGAGCGGCTGAACATGTCGGAAATGGTTCTCCGGCAGCAGCATGATGACGTTGATGCCGTGATTGAGCGGTTCCAGCAAGAAGTCCAGAAAAATCCAGCCTTGGGCATGCAGCTCCAGTCCCAGGCCCACCCTTATCAGTGGGCTTATGACTATGCCAAACGCGCCATGGTGATGGATGAAATCGGAAGCGACCCAGAGGCTTATAAAACACGCCTTCGAGAGCAACTGATGGCAGAGCTCCAACAGCAGCCGGCCGCAGACAGTGCCGCAACTCAGGCTGAGAAGCCAAATATCCCGAAATCCCTGGCTAACGCCCGATCCTCCGCAGCGCGTTCAGCGCCAGCATGGACAGGGCCTACGCCGCTTGACGACATTGTTAAATAATCAAGAGGTAAATCATGGCTGAAACAATCGCAACCCCAGGCTTAACGCCTCAACAGTGGGATGACAAGTTCTTCCGCGAATATGTGCGCTCCAACCGTTTCAAGCGGTACATGGGCACCAGCGAAAACTCCATCATTCAACTCAAAGAAGACCTGACCCGCAAAAAAGGCGATAAGGTCACCTTCGCTAACGTCCGCAAGCTGCGCGGCCCAGGTGTAACTGGCCGATCCATTCTGGAAGGCAACGAAGAAGAGCTGGATAGCCGCTCCATGGCAGTGCAGGTTGATACTGTGCGTAACGCTGTGGTGGTGACTGACCACGATGAGCAGCTTTCTGCGATTGGCCTGCGTGATGCTGGCCGATCCGCTCTGAAAGACTGGGCGCTGGACAAGATGCGCAACGACATTATCGACGCCCTGCGATCGATTAATGGCGTGTCTTACGGCACCGCCACTGAGGCGCAGAAGGACGCATGGCTGACGGATAATGCCGACCGCGTTCTGTTTGGTAATGCACGCAGCAACAACGCCGCCAATGATCACTCTGCCGCGCTGGCATTGATCAGCAACACCACTGGCAAACTGACTGCCGCCACTGTCTCGCTGGCAAAGCGCATGGCTCAGACTGCTGATCCGGCTATTCGCCCGGTCCGCCTGAACGAAGATGAAGAGTGGTTCGTCATGTTCGCTCATCCTCTGGCCTTCCGCGACCTGTCACAAGATCCTGTTATGCAACAGGCAAACCGTGATGCTCGGCCACGCGCTGTGATGGATAACCCCATCTTTACCGGTGGCTCTTTGGTTTGGGATGGCGTCATCATCCGTGAAATTCCAGAAATCCCAAGCATTGCCGGTGTTGGTGATTCTGGCATTGACGTTGCGACGTCCTTCCTGTGCGGTGCACAAGCAGTCGGCCTGGCATGGGCAAGCCGCCTGAAGTCTACGACCAACGTGCGTGACTACGGCTTCCGTAAGGGTGTCGGCGTGCAAGAAATGCGCGGTATCGAGAAGCTGCTGTTTGGTAAAGGCAATGGTGATCTCGATGACCTGGTCCAGCATGGTGTCGTGACTGTTTACACGGCCGGGGTTGCCGACCTGTAAGCGGTTGGGGCGGCCTCCTTGGTCGCCCCTTTTCTTGGAGTAGTCATGAAGATCACTTTCATAGGCGACCCGCGCTCACCAGAGGATCGCGACACCATCGAAATCTTTGGTTTGGCGCTGAAGCTTAATGAGCCTCAAGAGGTGTCTGCTGACATTGCCAATCGGTTGCGTGGACATAGCCATTTCTCTGTAGAGGCTGAAAATGAAACTGGAAGACTTAGCGGTCAGAGTGCTGGAGAAGCTGGGAGTTCTGGCAGCGGGGGAGACGGCGGAAGCGGCAGACCTGAAGAAAGCCCAGGAAAAACTGGTGGCAGCACACGCCGCAGTCGTAGCCCGAAGCCTAAATCGGTGGACGCAGCACAATCTGCCAGTTGAGGTTCACGAGCCCTATGTCTCCCTAGCTGCTGTTCTTGTGGCGCCTGACTACGGGCGTGCGCCAGGCGTTGACTGGTGGGCCTGGGGGATGTCTGAGATTGCTACTGCAGCATCGACACGCATATCTCAAGGGGCTATTCCAGCGGAGTACTTCTGATGCAAATCGATATTGTCCTTGGCGATTTGGCGCGCCGTGACGCTCAAGTGGTCGCCGGTGATGACATTAAGGTCGGACTTACCGCTTACTCCCCGGCGTCTCCAGATTCAATCCCGCTTGAGGGAACGCTAAAGCTGATTCTATTCAAGGGCGCATACGACGCAGCCAGCGTTGACGGTGTTGGCGACCACCCTGCAATTTTTACGATCCCGGGATCAACGACACAGAATAAAGCGGGTCGTTGGCATTGGCGGATGGAGCAGACGTTAGGCACATCGAGGGCGACATTGGTAATGGGCGTCCTTGTAATTGTGAACCCAGGACATTGATATGGCAGCGCAGCGCATTCGCATCCCCTTGGTCGGCCCGGCCTACCTAACACGCAGCCCCAATCAATCCGCCCAGCGCCTGATTAACTGGTACGTAGAGGCAACAGAGCAGGGCGGCAAGACGGAGTACACACTGTATCCGACTCCCGGTCTGCGTCTGGGTGTGAAGATCGGCACGGGACCGGTGCGCGGCGCTGTCGAAGTGAACGGCGGCCATGTGTACGTTGTGTCCGGCTCTGAAGTGTTTCGGGTTTCTCCTGGCTTCACCACGGCAAAGGCTGGAAGCATCGGCACAAGCCGCGGTCAGGTCGGGCTGGCCTACAACGGCGAACAGGTGATTATCGTTGATGGGAACGCTGGTTACATCGTCAGCGTGGAAGATAACGAAGTCGAGAAAATTGAAGATGTCGATTTTCCAGCCGGTGTTACGTGGGCGCAGTACCTTGACCGTTACTTTGTTGTAGGTGGGGATGGGTCAGGCCGGTTCTATATCTCTGATGTGGCAGACGGTAAGGGGTGGGCCGGTACTGAGTACGCCAACGCTGAAGGTGACCCGGACCCTCTGATTGCTGGCATCGTCAATCACCGCGAGCTGATCTTAATGGGGGAAAACTCATTTGAGATCTGGATAAACACCGGCAATACGACTTTTCCTATTGAACGCACTGGGAACGCCTTTGGCGAGACCGGATGCGCCGCCGTGGCTTCGCTGTGCAAGATGAAGGGGGAGTTGCTGTGGCTGGGCAAGGACCGCTCAGGTGACGGCGTGGTGTGGCGCATGGACGGGTACAGCCCGGTCCGCGTCTCAACGCATGCGCTTGAGTGGGAGATTCGCCAGTACAGCCGCATTGATGATGCGGTGGCCTATACCTATCAGATGGGCGGAAGCGCCTGGTATGTCTTGCATTTCCCGTCCGCTGATCGCACATGGGTCTACAACATTAACGGCAACTACTGGCATGAGTGGCTGGCTTTCAATGAGGCCAGAGGCTCATTCCACCGGCACCGATCTAACTGCCATTTCATGCTGGGCCGTGACCATGTTGTGGGAGATTGGGAGACAGGCGATCTTTTTGTGCTTGATCCTGATGTCTACACGGATAACGGCAAGACGATCAGGCGGGTGCGATCCACTTATGCGGAAGATGCAGAGCTAAGGCGTGTGTTCTTCTCGTCGCTGCAGGTTGACCTGCAGGCCGGTGTCGGGCTTGTGACTGGTCAAGGCAGCGATCCTCGCATGATGCTGCGCTGGTCGAACGATGGCGGTCACACCTGGAGCAATACGCGAGTTGCCAGCATGGGACGCTTGGGCCAGTACGGTGCGCGCTGCATATGGAACCGGCTTGGAAACGGCCGAGCAAGGGTCTGGGAAATATCCGTTACAGACCCTGTTAATGCTGTGGTGCTTGGTGCGGTAATGATGGGGGAGGCTGGCGAATCATGAATAACCCGCTTGCATTATTCCCACAGCGTATCGCTATTGGAAAAGTAAATATCGGCGGTCGCGGGCAGGACGTTTTCATGACGCCCGAGTTTTTCCGCGCCCTACGTGATGTGCTGCAACGTCTCGGTGGCCCCTCCAGTGACGTTCCCGGCCTGGGAGACATTCTTTATGAGTCGATCATGGGGCCAGTGCCGGATGCGGATGGCGCTGAGTCATTCATGTCAGGTGAGACTGTCTCGCAGATGGCTGGAATGGACGGTGATATCGAGGAATGGGGAAGAGAGGTTATTTTCGCTTCGTTTCCGGGGAGTGCGGGTGATGGATTGCCGTGCGTTCCAGTGATTCAGCCTGCAAGCGAAGGCAAAGACCCGGAATCGACGGTATCTCAACCCTGTGTGTCTGATGGCAGCCCACTGCCTTTTCTGTCCACGGCTGTGAGCGCCTCGCCAGTGACGATTATTGCTGACAGACGCTGTGCGGTGCATGTAGATGGCCCGACCGACTTACTTACATATTCCCGTGCAGGGGTCGATTTAGACGTGACCGGCACCAAACTGATTGAAATGAACCTGGGCGATGTCCTGATCGTGGAATACACGGCAGCGCCCACGTTGACACTTATCCCGAGGTGATACATGCGACGAGAACCCAAACGCTTGATTGATGGCGCGCTGGTAGGCGATAGCGTTGTCGAGCTCTATATCGCGCAAGAGCGAATCTACACAACGATTAGCGCCATGACGGCAACAAATACATCTAATGCAGTTGTTGATCTGACCGTGTATCTCGTTCCGGCAGAGTCAGCCCCAGAGGCTGCTAATGCAGTTCTGTGGAAGCGCAACCTTGCTCCTGGCGAATCCAGGGTAATTGGTGAGGGCATCGCGCAGACCATTCACCCTATGGGGACCATACAGGCGGCGGCATCTGCTGCTGGGGCTATCTCCTTGGTGGCATCTGGCTATGAAACCATTGCTTGAGCGTACGTTTGACGTTGCAGCTGTTGCTCGCGTCATGAATCACCCAAGTGTGCGGCCGCATATTGGACCTGGGCCAGACGAAATAGATCCGGCCCCCTTTTTGGCTGATCCGCGCAATGTGGCGTTATTCGGCGAGCATGGTGGGCATCTATATACCTGGTATGCGCCTGGCATCTACGAGGTTCACACGCAGTTTTTGCCGGAAGGGAGAAACAAGCACGCTCTTGATGCTTCGCATTTCTCAGTGTTTGAAATGTTCACAAAAACGGACTGCATGGAGGTCGTGACGCGCATCCAGGCAAAGAACAAAGCAGCAATCCGTCTGGCTGAGGCTTGCGGTTTCCAGTTCTTGTTTGAGCAGGAAGACAGACCTGGCTGGGGTCACATGAAGTATTACCGGCTTGATTATCACCGGTGGGTGCAGACATCTCCAATGCTCTCGGAGATTGGCCAGTGGTTTCATGACCGGCTGGAACAGCAGCGCGGTAGCCCACCAGGACATGAGGATGATCCAGCCCATGATCGGTATGTGGGCGCGACGGCCGCCATGATCCTTTGTGGCAATGTAGCCAAAGGTCTGCACACATATAACCGATGGGCGCAGTTGGCTGGCTACTGTCAGTTGAAAGTGGTTTCTGAGTCCCCGCTGCAAATCCATGTTGGTGATGGGCTGATTCAAATTGAAGATGGCACGTTTACTGTGCCTCAAGGAGATTGAGATGGCTGGTTCTGCAATTGGAGCAGTAGGCGGAATTATTGGCGGCATGATGGGTGCGGATGCTTCTAAAGATGCCGCGCGCACTCAACAGCAGGCAGCCGACCGTGCCACCGAAGAGCAGCGACGACAGTACGACCAGACCCGTGAGGACATGGCTCCTTGGCGGGACATGGGCGGTGCTGCCCTCAATCAGCTTGGGTACTTGATGGGTATCGGAGGGTATGGAGGCGGTGCTGGTGGTGGTCAGTCCCAGAACTGGCTGACTGAGGCACAAATCAGGGAGCAGCTTACACCACAGTTTACGAGCCAAGCATCATCCGGCGGCTTTGGGTCCAATAACCGACCGCAGTATGTGACTGTATATGATGGAACGGGCAACGACCGGGATACGGGGCGGCAAGTGCTTTTTAGCGGCGGTCAAACGGCTCCACGAATCGATGAGGCCGGCCTGAACGCAGCAGTTCAGCAGCGCCTTCAAGAGCAGCAGGCTCAGCGACAGGCAGCAGAGGAAGCCGCCCGCAAGGCGGCTGAGTCAGACCCAGCGTTCGGCAGTTTGTTGCGCCGGTTCACGATGGATGATTACCTGGAAGACCCAGGCTATCAGTTCCGTTTGCAACAGGGCGAGCAGGCCATCAACCGCGCAGCAGCGGCAGCAGGTCGATATGACTCGGGCCGGGCCTTGAAGGACTTGAATGAGTTTAACTCTGGCCTGGCGTCTCAAGAGTTCGGGAACGCATATAACCGCTGGAACAATGACCAGACGAACATCTTTAACCGCTTGTCTGGCGTTGCAGGTACGGGGCAGCAGGCAACAAATCAGTTGGCTCATTACGGTGCCAACATGACAAACAACATTGCAGGAAACATTGTAGGTGCCGGTAACGCTGCTGCAGCAGGTCAAATGGGTGCTGCGAACGCTTGGTCCGGTGCCTTGGGGAATACTACCAATGCCTTGTCCCAGTACTTCAGCGGCAGGGGGCCCAATCTAGGCATCAGTGCAGGCAGTCAGTTCAATATGAATGGCCTGTCCAGTGGCAGTTTTAACCCATCATTCTCTGCGAGACTGTAATGGCAACTATCGATTCTCGTATCCCATTGGCGTTTCAGGCGCCACAGATCAACTCGCCAGCGCAGAACAAGCTGGCTGCCCTGGCTGCGCGCGGCGCAGAAATGGATCTGGACATGAAAGGGCAGGCACTGCAACAGCGTAACGCACTGATGGAATTGTCTCAGCGCCCCGACTTCTACAACAGTACGGGCGGGATTAACCCGGCCATGATGCCCGAAATTGGCCGCGTGGCTCCGGACCAGGCGCTGAATTACTCAAAAGCAATCCAGAGCCAGCAGAAAGCACTATCTGACGCGCAGAAAGCACAACTTGATATGGCCAAGAAGGATATAGAGCTTGGAGGCATGCTGCTTAACGGAGTAGTGGATGAGCCCACCTGGCAAAGAGCGAAGCAGCAATGGGGCGCTACCGGGAAGGATATATCCAGTCTGCCAGCAAATTTTGACCCAGTCTGGGTGAACCAAATGAAGCAGCAGACTTTGACCGCACAACAGCAGATCGAAAACTTTTATAAAGAACAGGGTCTGAATCTGCAGCGAGAGCGCCTTGACCTTGATCGCAACATGCCTCGCGGGCAAGTGGTTGATACTGCCCAAGGCGTGATGATTGTTGACCCCCGTAGCGGGGCTTCACATCCAGCCGTTGGTGCGGATAGCCAGCCGGTTCTGGGCGAGCGTGCTGCACAAGCGCAAAAACAACAGCGGGAAAGACAGGTTGAGGCTATTGAGGCTCGCCAGGCCGTGGACAACAGCGCTGCCAATCTGGACCGTTTGATTTCAGAGGCCCAGGGAATCATCAACGACCCTGCGCTGAGCCGTATTACAGGCGTCGCAGGCCGACTGCCAAACATGCCGGGCGGGCAAGCAGCAAACGTGCAGGCTCGGCTGGAAACACTCAAGTCCCAGGCCGGGTTTGCGGTTCTGCAAGCAATGCGGGATGCGTCCAAAACAGGCGGGGCCTTGGGCAACGTGTCGAACTTTGAGGTGCAGGCTTTGCAAAATAACCTCGCGGCTCTGGATACAAACCAGAGCCCTGAGGCCTTCATAGGTAGTCTCCGGCAGATCGTGGATTACGCCAACGGCGTTAAGGCCCGCATGAGTGACGCCTACCAGCAGCAATACGGCGGCTCTAGCCCGGCTCAGCCCCAAGCAACTCAACAACAAACACCGCGTAGTGATGATGGCATTCCTACGATTAGCAGCCCTCAACAACTACAAAGCCTCCCATCTGGCACGGTGTTTCGTGCTCCCGATGGGTCATTGAGAAAGGTGCCCTAAATGACATGGTGGAATAGTTTGCCTGCCGCTACGCCTATGGACGCCGCTCTTTCACAAGAGGGGGTATCTGGGCCTCTGGCTGATCTTGCCCGCTCCGTTTACCACCAAGAGTCCAGTAGCGGGAAGAACACGAAAACATCAAATGCCGGTGCTGTGGGCGGAATGCAGATCATTCCCAGCACGTTCTCCAGCGTTGCCGACAAAGGATGGGATATCAATGACCCCATTCAGAATGCGCGTGCTGGCATTCGGTACTTGAAGCAGATGCAGGATCTGGGCGGCGGCGATCCGCGAATGGCTGCTGTTGGCTACTACGGCGGCCCCGGCGCTATTAAGGCCGCGAAAGCCGGGAAGGCACGTAGAGACCCGCGCAATCCAAATGCACCAGACACTTTCCAGTATGCTGACCAGGTAGTCGCTCGTTTGCCACAGCAACAAGACGAACCTGGGTTCCTTGAGCGCGCTGCAAACGCACTCATTCCTGCTGCACAGGCCGCGCCTGCTCCTGGCGCAGAGTGGTGGGCTGATCTGCCGATGGCCGAAACGCCAGCATCCAGCGAGGGGAATTGGTGGGAGTCTATGCCAGTAGCTGGGCCTGAAAATGCTGCCACTGGCGACCCGATGACTATTAACATGGCCCACGCGGAACCGGCGACATTCGACCAGCAAGTACGTGCCAGTGCCCCAGGCCGGTTTCTACAGGGAGCGTCCGACTTGGTAACGGGTGGTGCTCAGATGCTGGTGAACTCACTGCCTGAATCTCTGGTGGATACCGTTAATTCTGGGGTGCAGGCGATTAACGACCTTCCGATCATTGGTCCTGTCACCGAGGCCATCGGCATTCGCCCAGCGACTGCTGAGCAGATGAATCAACAAGTCGCGCAGGACGAGCAGCAGTATCAAGAAGCGCGACGCGCTACTGGCCAGGAGGGGATGGATTGGTGGCGACTGGCAGGAAACGTGGCTGGCACACTTCCTATGTCTGGCGCAGCTCCGGCTGCGGCTACCGGATTGGGACGAGTTGCTGTAGGCGCTGGCCAGGGCGCGCTATTCGGTGGGCTGCAGCCAGTAACTGACGGGCCATACGCAGAAAACAAGCTGTTCCAGATGGGCACTGGTGCGGCTGCCGGTGGCGCGGTTGCTGGTGTCGGTAACGCACTCGCACGCTTGGTAAGTCCTCGCGCTTCTACCAACCCACAAGTACAGACCCTGCTGGATGAGGGTGTTGTCCCTACGCCGGGCCAGATTATGGGCGGCACAGCTCGTCAGATTGAGGACAAGGCCATGTCCGTCCCGATTTTGGGTGACGCCATCCGCAGTGCCCGCAATCGCGGCATTGAAGAGCTGAACGAAGCCGCCCTAAATAGGGTTGTCGCGCCTCTTGGCCAGACGGTGAATGCAACTGGCCGGGAAGGTGTGCGCCAAGCAAACAGCATCATCAGCCAAGCGTATGACGATGTGCTGCCCCGAGTTACCTTCCGGGCAGATGGGCAGTTTGCCCGCGAGCTCGGTCAACTGCAGCAAATGGCGGCTTCAATGCCCCCAGCCCAGGCGCAGCAATTTGAGAATATCGTTCGCACTCAAGTGGGCAGCCGCTTGACACCGCAAGGCGTCGCCACAGGCCGCAACTTCAAGGACATTGAAAGCGAGCTTGGCCGACTGGCACAAGATTACTTGCATTCTGGTGCTGCTGGTGAACGGCAACTTGGGACTGCTCTATCTGAGCTTCAGCGCTCGATGCGGGAGGCACTGCAGCGAACAAACCCGGATGTGGCGAGCGAACTTGGGCGGATCAACCAGTCTTACGCGATGTTGACTCGCATCCAGCGGGCCGCTGGTGGGTCTGGCGCAACCGATGGTGTATTCACTCCAGCGCAGCTATCAAGCGCTGTGCGTGCATCTGATAGAAGCGCAAGAAAGGGGGCTTTTGCTCGGGGTGACGCTTTGATGCAGGATCTGTCCGATGCTGCCAAAGGGGTGATGCAAGGAACTGTGCCGAATAGTGGGACTGCCGACCGGCTTTTACTGTCTGGTGGTGCCGCTCTAGTCAGTCCAATGTCGGCGCTGGGCCTCGGCGCGGCAAGTGCACCATACTTGCCAGCGATCAACCGCTTAGCTGCGGCTGCGCTTGCTCGCCGCCCTCAGTTTGCCCCACGCGTAGCCGAGGCAATATCGCAGGGACTCGTCCCGGCACCGTTCGTTGCCGCACCACTTGCTAATCAGATGCTTAATCAGTAGGGATGCAAAAGGAAGGCCGCTAACAATCGCGCCGCCTACTGCAATTCTCATCATCTGCTCTTCGTTCATAGAAACTCCGCCCTTTTTTGGGCATCAAGTTTAGAAAAATAAAGCCCCGTCAGACTGGAATCTGCGGGGCTTTTTCTTGCTCCACGCCCTGATCAGACCTGAAGGAAGCACTGCTGAATTTTAACCCGGATTGCCAATAGAGCATATCCGTTCAGAACAAACTGCCCCGCCATGTGCGGGGCTTTTTTATTGGAATAACGCTATGTCCGGTATTTCATATAGCATGCCCCGATTTCAGGCCATTGATATGTACGGCCGTCCAATGGTTGGGGCCACGCTTCATACATATCAGAACAAAACAACGACCCCGGCGCCTACATGGCGGGACAAAGGCCAGACCGCCTATAACACCAACCCTATTGTGCTTGATGCTCGCGGTGAGGCCGTAATTTGGCTACCTCTTGATCAATCCTACACCTTTGTTTTAAAGGCCTTATCCGGCGAAGTGGTTTGGACCCAAGATGATGTGGCTGGCGTTGTGTCACATGGTGATATTTTGGTGGAGATGAAGCAGGAAATAGCCGCACATAACAATGATCCCGGCGCTCATCCTGAATTGTCTGCATTTATCTCCAGTGAAGCTGATCGCGCAGAGGATGCGGCCGTCACAGCAGTTAGCGCAAATCGTACGTTGTTTAGAGCAACACGTGCGTCGCTCTTGTCTGCGATGCAAGGGCCTCCAGCGCAAGAGCCAAACACTCCAGGGCGCGTTACCAATGACCCAAACCCTTCCTTGAACGGCGATTATTTATGGAACGGATCGGAGTTAGTTTTTTCAGATAAGCAGACTCCTAATGAGCGCGATGTAGTTATGGTTCGCCCATCGTTGGAGGATGGTACCGATATATCCACGGTCCGTAAGCCGGGCGACTACATGCTTCAGACCGCCTCTAGTTATCTGGATCTCCCCAGCAATTTCCCGTCGGGTGCGGCTATCTTGAGTGTCCGACGAACAGCATTCTCCGTGACTCAATCTCTTACGCCTTCATCCTCCACTTCAGCGATCTGGAAACGTAGTGCATTTGGGCCGCCTAATACTTCCCCGCTGGGTACTTGGCTTCAGCCTGGGTATGACTTTATTGCAAGCATCGCCAACGGCAATGCGTTTAGTCAGACTATTCCAGGGGCTTACACGTTAACAGGCAATACAGATAATCTTCCGTCGGGATGGCCAGAGGGAGTTGATGCTGTTCTTCGGGTCAAGCGGGACGGCGGACGTACCCGACAAGAAATCTATCCCGTAACTGATCCCTCGCTTATCTGGCGCCGGTTCTCCGGTGGGGTAGGCTGGCGGCAGGTTGCTGGAGCGAATCTCACGGCCCCAGCAAACTTTGCTCGCAACTATGCATATCGTCGGCTGGTGGCGCAGGGGAACGCTGACGATCTGATAGACGAGGGTCGCTACATTATCACGCAGCCCGGGGCTGGCCTGCCTGCCGATGCGCCAAATCAAACAGCATTCATAGACGTTGAGATCTATGGCGCGTTCGTGTTCCAGACCGTGCGATATCGGAACTCGATGCGGTATGTCTGGCAACGGTCGGGGAATATAAGCAGTTCAGGCACCGCCTGGCAAGGGTACGAGCGCATCGGTGCAGAAAGCGGTGGCGGGGGCGACTCCCCGTTGGCGGGTTCAGTGATCGCGGTGATTGGTGACTCTATTGTAGAGAGTGGTGATTGGCCGGAACGTGTGGCTGATGCCACTGGCGCAACAGTTCATAAATTCGGCTTCGGCGGATGCCGGATGTCCGCTTATCCGACAAGCATGGGGCGCTATGACGGAATGTGTGGGTACGCGATCGCTACATGCATTGGCAGCGGTGACTACACATACCTGCTGGATTGCGCTGAAGCAGTGGCACAGCCACCAACAAGTGACGACAACAGGCCGCAGGCAGCAGCGCTCGCTGCACTGGATTGGTCCACTGTCGATATTTTGGTGATCGCATTCGGCACGAACGATTGGACGCGCCCAGACCTTGATTTAGGGACTGGTTACACGCCAGACCCAACAGGCATGACCCTTCGTGGTTCTGTGGCTCACATCATTCAATCGATCCAGGTGGCCTACCCAAACATTCGCATCGTCTTTCAGTTGCCGGCATATAGAACATTTGGCGGCGGCGCAAGCACAAACGATGACGCTTGGGTTCCACGGGCAAACAACATTGCACTCCCTGACGTGAACGAAGCGATTGCTGATGTGGCTCAGAGGACCGGCAGCCCAATCATGGACATGCTTCGAGATGGAACGGTCAATCTATACACAGCTGATCACTATCTGCGAGACGGTATCCACCCGCGTCCCGGTGTTGGGTTCGATCTGTGGGCAAAGCGGATTGCTGGCTGGCTGCGTTCTATTGCGTGATTAACGGAGGCCGCTATGCCCCAAAGGAAACCAACAATGAAGGCACAAGAAGTCATTGAGAGAATCCCTGACGCAGTAGGCGCAACGAGCTCAACACAAGTGACTATTGCATCGGGAAGCGCAGGCATTCTCAGTTCCATGGCCGGCTGGAACTGGACTGCCATTATTGCGAGTGCCGTTGCATTGCTCGGGTTGCTCGCCAATCTATGGTTCCAGCGTCGAAGAGATGCCCGGGAGAGAGAAATGCATCAGGCCCAGCTAGAAGCATTGCGCGGGAGGTGTGAGCTATGAGCCGTACACGCACCGCCGTTGCTGTCCTAACCGTCAGCCTGGCTGGGGTGGCCACCTGGATTGCGAGCGAAGGCAGCAGCCCAGCCGTTCCAGGGCCAGATGGAACCGTGCTGCTTGCTCCGCATATCCCGACAAAAGGCGATGTGCCAACGATTGGGCACGGCAGCACGCGGTATGAAGACGGCGCAAAGGTCAAGCTGACGGACACGCCTATCACCCGCGAGCGTGCCATCCAGCTTGCCCGCAATCTGATGAGTGAGGATGAGGTGCGTTTTCGGGCCAGCCTTCCTGGTGTAAAGCTACATCAAGAAGAGTACGACCTGTACATCGACTTCGTGGGGCAGTACGGAATAGGTCGCTGGCGGTCGTCATCGATGCGCCGTCACCTGCTGGCCGGAAACTACACGGCAGCGTGCAAGGCGCTTCTTTTATACAAGTACTCGTCTGGATATGACTGCTCAACACCCGGCAATAGACAGTGTTATGGCGTTTGGGATCGTCAACTTAAGCGTTACAACGCATGCATGGCGGTCCAATGAGAACCGGCTACGCATTTCTCATCGGAGTTGGGACTGTCGTCCTGGCGGTGTTGGGCGTCAAAATTTACGGGGATGCGCAGCACCGCGCCGGGTATGCGGAGGCCCAGACAGACGCCCTGGCGCAAGTCCAGCGCATAGAACAAGGAATGCAGTATGAGAAAGAGAAAGCTGATGCCCGGCTTCGGGCTGCGGTCCTGGCCCGTGAAGCGGCTGAGCATGATCTGGCTTTGGCCCGCGGTAATCTTGACGGGTTGCTCCGCGCCTATGGCCGTGACCCCGCGCATCCCTCCACCAGCCCCCGAACTGATGGAGCCGACCCCGACTGGATCGGAGGTTTTGCAACGTGCTACGCAGAATATTCAGCACTGGCATCAGATTCTGCTGTCTGGGCAGACCGAGTGAATGGACTCCAGGACTACGTTCGTTCAGTTGTTATCAGCGGCCCGTAGCTGCTCAATAGTACGCTGCCTCTTGCGCCACTCTCTGACGGCCTTGTGCTGACGCACGGTAATCGCAAGGTCTCCATACCTTCTTTCCTTGCGCTCGTTGTGCCAGGGTGTACCTTCAATCAGCACAAGGAACTCGTCAGTCTCGCGTAGAATGCAGCGCATGTACGAGATCTCACGTAGCAGCATATTGATCTCTGGGTCTTTACCGCGTCGCGCAAGTATGTCCTTAAGCTGTTCGGCGCTCATGCCTGGTTTCTTTTGCCTGTTCATGAGTAAATTGCTGTATAAAAAAACAGTAATTTAGCACCAGCAACGTCAAAATGTATTTCAGGCTGTGGGCACAAAAAAGCCCGCTCTATGGCGGGCTCGACATATAGTAAACTGCTTTATATGACACGATCCGGGCACGCTATGCAGCGTAAGCCGCATAAACACTGGGCGTCATGGGGGTTCAATTCCCCCCGACTCCACCAAGAAATCCCAAGAAACCCAACAGCGTAACGGCTGTTGGGTTTTTTGTTTTCTGCTTGCTCAACAACGCTTTAGGGTCATAATAATCCCTTCATTTACAACACAAGAGGGGATCAATATGTCT